AAGAATCGATACAATGGGACAACCAGTGTAATCGATGCAGTGTTTGTGGGAGACACACTTTAAAGAACTCCCTCTCGGTGCGTGTGCACCTAAAAAATCTAGAAAGGATCTATGATTTTGGAAGTGTCAGGCACCTTAGAGTTCAAAGATACTCTGAGGGAATTTTCACTATATGAAGAGGATTCCGAGCCCTTCGTTTCACGTCTTGCGGAAGATGCGCAACGGAGTGTTTTAACTACTCTTGCTAGGACACGTGTTGGTTTCAACATTGATTTGGTTACACCAATGATCGGGAAACATTCATTGGATAAGAACGAAGAACGCACCGTCTTCATCAATCATATGTTGGAAGTGGTAGCTCGTAGAATTGGTCCTAGTCTTAAACCCTTGATGGATGCAGAGGTGGGTCAGGCCGCAAAGGTAGGACCTATCAGTATCATGCTACCTTTCACTGATAGGCGCCCCGATCTGTACAAATACTACTGTAAACCAAAGGTGGACGATAGTGTTATTGTGCATTTAGAGAGGGCTTTCTATCGCATACTATCGAGGATTCCAAAGCATAAATTGCACCCAGTTTCATTGGATGAAGCGTTTATTAAGATGCCTAAAGGTACAAACTTAGGCTCTCCATTCTTTAGGAAATCTGCGACATTATATCCCGAGTTGATGAAGCAGGCACGTCTGATTGAAAAGAGTGGTTTCGATGTTACAGAGCACGACGATCCGTGTATGCTATATTGGAGGGGCCAAAGCGCAGGCCTCACCAAGCCTGTGAAGCAACGGGCAGTGTGGGGTTACCCACATAAAATATCGTTACATGAACTAAGATTAATGATACCAATCATAGCGGAATTCAAGAAATACCCTGAGTTTTCTGCTTTAGTTAGTAACGAAGCCGTGAATGAGAGAGTCACTTCGATGCTTAAAGATAAGAACCTTAAGTATTGTGTTGATTTCTCCTCATTCGATCAATTTGCCGGACCTTTGATTGATATGGCATTTGATCTAATGCGGGCAGCATTTCATCGTAGTGCTCTACCACTAATCGACTTTGTGCACAACAGATTCAAGAATATTCGATTACTGACTCCGGACGGGCTGTGGAGCGGAGAACACGGTGTTCCGAGTGGTGCGGGTCCAACCAACTGGGTTGACTCAATGATCAACTGGATTATTGCAGAAGCATTCGGCGATGCCATGCAAGTAAAGTTGATTAAAGCACTGTTTCAGGGAGATGATGGAGTATATGAGTACGACAAGGACCCAGATCCTGCTGCTCTTGTTGATTTTGTTAGTCGTATTGGTATGTACATTGGATTTGATAAAGGTGGAACTTCAACTGACACTGTTTTGTATCTTCAAAATGTTCACATGTCAGACTACCATGTGGACGGTCTTGCTGTGGGTGTTAGACCCTTGGAACGTCTCCTATCTGGGCTGCTAGGATTCGAAACTCCAAGGGATAAACAGTGGAGACCGATTGATACAACTTTCCGTTGGTTACAACAATGTGAAAACGCCCGTTACCACCCTCAGTTTGAAAGTCTTCCTAGGCTTTTGTATCAACACGATAGACTCATACGCGAATTCAGTATCAGGGAATTGATAGATATTGGAGGAGGGTATGATGAAATTGAAGCCAGGCAACGATCCAAAGGATTTCCCTATGGGAAATACCCATTAACCAACTTGGCGAACTTCTCAATCGTCAAGGAAACGGAAAAGCTCCGGAAGAAGTTAAAAGGTAGAATGGATCCTAGGGGGGACTGGTGGA